GCCTGATTGCCGTACTCGCGCGGATCGACGTTGGTCAGGCGCTCGCCTCTGATGACCTGCTTCGAGGGCTGCGCGACGGTGTCGCTCGTGAAGATGCCCCACACGGTCAGCGCGCTGAAGTCGTTCTCCTGTTTCGTGGTGAAGGCGGTGTCGAGCGAGGCGACGACGTAGTCGAACTGAGGGAAGTGCGGCGCATCGTGCAGCTGCCACCAGTCGCGCTTGATGATGCCGCCGCCCTTCGGCTCGGGACGCTGCTGCAGCTGCCCCGCGGCCTTCCACGGGCCCAGCCGCTTCTTCAGGACCTCGACCTGCTCCTCGGCGAAGCGTTCGGGCCACAGCAGCTCGCCCTCCTCGGTGCGCGGGTCGTCCCAGCCGATGCTCGTCGTGAAGGCACGCTCGGGCTCGAACTCCATGGGCAGCATGAGATGCGTCCAGCCCTCGTCGGTGTCGAGGATGTGGCCCGTGAGGTCCTCCTCGCCCAGCCGCTGCTGAATGACGACGTAGGCGCCGGTGCGCGCGTCGTTGAGGCGCGTCGACATCGTGCCGTCCCACCACTCGTTCGTCGTCTCGATCAGCGCCTCCGACATCGCCTCGTTGGCGGCGTTCGGGTCGTCTACGATGATGCAGTTGTGGGCGAGAACACCTTCAACAAAAAAGTTGCTGAACTTCTCAACTTGGATGTCATAGACGCAGATCTGTTTGCTGTCAGGGCCGCCAGCGTCTCGGTCGTCGGCGTGTCGTTCTTGTGATGCGTCGCGTGGCATCTCATGCACAAGGTAACCAAATTCGTCGGCACGTTGTTGCGTGAGTTGCCGTCCACGTGATGCACCTGCAGCCATGAACGCTTCGTGTTCTTGTGGTGCCTTATCAGACGGTCGGGGGCGTTGCAGTTGCAGCAGCGATGCCCGTCGCGCTCGCGAACGACCTCGGCCATCTCGCGAAACAGCTTCGAGTAGCGGCCCAGCCCCGTGAAGCGAGAATTGCGGGTGCCCCGCATGCGCTTCGAGTGCGCCGCGTTCGCGCAATTCGGTGAACAGTACGTCGCAAAGCCCGTGAAGGCCGTGCAGCACTCCGGGCAGTTGCGCTGCTTGCGACGTGAGGCGCGCGCCGACACCTTGCAGTCGTCTGAGCAGTATTGTGAATGCCGATGTCTCGCTGGTGCACCGCATACTGCGCACGGCTTCGCGTGCTTCACCGCATGATGCGCCTGACTGCACGTCTTCGAGCAGTAGGCGTCGCGGCTGCCCTGCTTCAACGCCTTGCGTACCTCGAACAACTGTTTCGACGCGGGCGCTTCGCACTTGTCGCAGCGAAGATGTAATACGCTCAGGCGACCCGTCTTCTCGAAGAAGCCAGTCTCCCGGCCCCAGTTCACTAGCGCAGACATATCCTCGCCCCGGCGCGTAGAGGCGATGGTCTGGAGTACATTTGACGGCATATCCTGAAACCGTACGTATTTCCCAAAGGTCACGTGCGCTCCTTTCAGCGACAGCAACGACCTTAGATATTACCGCCTTACCCCGTGAATGGTCAAACGCAATGACCTCGTCACCTGCTCTCAAGGTTTCGATAGCTTGGCGCCCAGCGGGAGTGTGGACCATTGCGCCAGAGGGAAAACAATTTCCGCCTTCGCCTGTGACGCGAGCATCGACAGCCGTGATCATACGTTCGCCGCGCGCGGTATTTTGGAAGCGGCCCTTCGTGTTCTGATCGCCCACCAATTGGAAGCGATCTCCCCACAGCTTTTGGTACCACGGGCTCTCGATCAGGCGGCGGCACTTAACGCTGTCGCGCATAGCCAACGACATGGCGTAGGAGGCGTGCAACAGCGGCACTGCGGGCCCTGACACAGGCCCGTTCTCGCGCTGTATCCACACCCACGCAGGGAACGCCACGCTGCATATCGTGCTCTTGCCCATTCTCGGGGGTAGATTGATGATCAGCTTGCGGATCTCGCCGTCGACAACCGCTTCGAGGTGCTCACAGACAGCCTCCAACGGCCACCCCGGCACAAACGGCGACGGATCGATATACTTCCAAGCCTTCTGCAGGAAAGTATAGAACGACGTCTCGCACTCGACGCGCTCGATCTCGCGCAGCGTCTCGAACGGGTTGAGGTCGGCTAAGTTCATACCCGCTTACGGCGAGTGCGCGACGGCGTGTTGGCGTGCACGCGCTTGGTGATCTCCTCGCGCAGGTGCCAGTGGTCGTAGTGCGACTGCCGGATCTGGTCGCTGGTCACGGCTTGGCCTCAAAATACTGGGCACGGGGCCCGCAGATTTCCCGGTCGGCCTGCGGTGGGCCGAAGCGTTCGGCGTAGCAGTAACGCGGCCCCGGCGTTGTAGTCGGGCGCCCGCACATCAGGATGCCGTCGCTGTTGCGCCAGCTGTGGGCGCAGTCGGTGCAGAGGGGGGTCATTGCAGCCTCGTGTAGTCGCCGGCGTAGTAGCAGCCGTACATGATGTCGGGGGCGTAGGCGTTGGCCATCAGCGCCGCGAAAATCGCGCGCTGCCCGGGGTCGCCCGAGTCAGTGACCTCTGCGTAGGCCTCGCCCGTGCCTGCCCAGCCGACCGTGATGCCCGCGCGCAAGGCGGCGCGCAGCAGCTCGGGGGCAGGCAGGACAGGCGGCTTCATGGCGCAAGCGTACATCACTCGACCGTGCGAAAACAATGCCAGAGGGCGTACTCGTCGACGTAGGCCTCGGCATCGAAGGTGCCGCGCGGCTGCGTCAGGGCCATGAACAGCGGCAACAGCAGCGCCAAATCGCTGCGCGTAGTGACCGTTTCAGGCTCGAACGTGTAGGCCTTGCCGCCGATGTGAAAGTGCAGGTCGCTAACGGCTCTCATCTTCGGTTCTACCTTTCGTTGCCATCAAGGTCGACCAGCACACCGTCGCCGTCAGGGCCTGCCGCTCGCAACATAGCATCATCCAGAAGCCGGTTGCGGTAGTCGTCCCTGATAGGAGCGTCGAAAGGAAGTTCGATGCTCACTACCTCCCCGCCGGGGTTACACCCGTGCCTGCGCGATTCGTGAAGCATCGCGTGAATAGCTGACTCTGCCTCGACGTAAGCGCCGCCCAGCCACTGCTCCCCTCTGGGTTTAGTCGGGTCCGCGAAAGATAGATAATACAGTTTCACCGCTATTCCTCCGTCTTTCCCTTCGTCGCCTGCAGCAGGATGGTTTTCAACTGATCCCTCTGTTCGGGGTCGAGCGCCAGCACGTCGATCCTCGTCGCCTGCATCTCGATGGCGCCGCCGTCCTTGCCGGTGATCTCGGTGATGACCTTCTCGCCGTAGACCCGTGGCAGCACCTTGCCGAGGAGCCACTTGCGCGTGTCGATGCGCAGCCGCGACCGCATGATGTGCTCCATGTCGGCCACCAGCTTGCCCTCCTCGTTCACCACGAAGTCGCCGCGCCTGTCGCGCGCGATCTCGTCGAGGTCGTCGGCCCAGCCGAGCGCCATCAGGTGCCGAGCACGTGCGTAGGCGTCCGCGAAGCCTTCGTGATTGTCAAGCACCCATGCATAGACCGTCTGCCGTGCAATTCCGATGTCCTCGCAGACCGCCTTCAACGTCTCGCCTTCGGCGAGCCGTCGGCAGATCTCGGCGGCGACGGGTGCCGAGTAGGTGTTCTCGGGGAGCCCATTGCGCGGCCGAACCCTTTGACCACGAGCACGCCCCACCCGAGCAGGAGCACCGGCCACGCCTCGGGCATCAGCAGGATCAGCACCAGCGTCGGGAGCGCGAGCATTACGGCGAGCCATCTCCAGATCACGCCCTTGCCTTGAGCAGTTCGAGCATGGCGACGACCGAGCGCGGGACGGGCGTCTCCCCCGCCAGCCATCGGTACACCGTGCGGCCGCTGACGCCCGCGAGGATTGCCAGTTCGCTGTTGAGGATGTCCATCTCGTCCAGCAATCGGTTCAGGTACCGCGGGGAGAGGTCGGTTGCGATCTCAGTCATGCTGACACTCTACGCCAAAACGACAAAGAGGGCCAGCCCT